CAGATGCTTCAGATGTAAAGATTTCTGCGTGCTCGTTTTCATAACGATTGTATTCTAAGCCAAAGAGAGCATTTAAACCAGGCTCTAGCTCTTTGACCAATTGTGCCCTTGAAATAGCCATATTAAATCTCCCTTATACGCCTGTATCCCCTGCAGCAGCAGGTGGATTCAGAAAATGGTTTTGTATACGAACAATAATGTTTGCGTTTGCAGCACTAGTGTCCTCGTTATTAACATCTTGACATATATCTACAGCTTGCAATGGAATTGCATTCGTAGAATCTGCCGTGCTTGTATCTAATTGCACTTTAGATATGCCAGTTGTTGTATTACCAGTTACATTTGTTGTTTTATAACCAATAAACAGACCTGCTCTTGTGAAAGCCTCATCTGAATCAATTAAAAACAATGTATTTGGGTCATCAATCACATTCGCAACAATATCACTGGCAACAATACTACCAGGATAATAATTACTAAATGTTGGTTTCTTCGTGGTTGGGTCCGTATAGAAAACACCATTGAAAACTCCTATGGGTTTTACAGCACCACTACTTGCTGTAACATCGTATCTCTCGATATTACCAGCAGCTACTGGAACAACCAAGTCTCCTTGGAAAATTGCTGTACCATAATTGCTTGCAATAGTATACCTATTTTGGGCGTTATTCCACGGAGCACCATTGAGCGATTTATAAGGTCTAAGACCAAACTTTTCACTTACATTAGCCATAATAAGTTTCTCCTTTTAATTAGGCATTAATATTAAACAATTACTAACAGCGATGGCTTTAATCAAAAAATTATGATTTACGACCACCACCAAAAGTTACACGAGATTGTCTGTTAATGTTAACAGGCATCTCAGGTCGTTGTTCCCTTAAAATATCGTTGTCAACGGCTTTAACTTGGTCAGCAGTAATATTTTGAAAATACTGCTTGCGTTGTTCGACTATTTCTTCAGGTATCCTTGCCAACACAAGACCACCAACCCCAATTAACCCCTGATACTGTCCCCTACGGATTACTGGATAATCGTGGTCACCAAGATTGTTTTTAATCTCTTCAGCTCTCACAAATTCCCATCCTTCTCTGAGTTTTTTAGATACATTACCTGTATCTTCTTGACCCATGAATTCAGTTCTTATCCATCTATGTACAAATCCTTTAGGTGCAGGAGGTGCGTCCAGACTTGATGGAGGAGTCCAAGGTTTGTTTCTAACGCTTTTTGTTTCACTTGAACTGCGTGAGGTTCTTTTAATAGTTTCATTCATAATTTTACTCCTTCACGAATTTTGCGTATTCTTCTAGTGGCACTCCTAATTTTTTGGCTATAGCCACCTGTGAGCGAGTGAGTGTCACAGTTTTGCGACCCAACTGTTTTCTTCCAGCAGAAGCAACAGTTTGAATCGGTTTGTTATCATTCATAAACTTTTGAGGAAAATAACCCCTCATTAGTTTATCTACTTCATTGTAATACTCATCAGACTCGAGGTCAAACCCTTGTTCTACTAAATCTTGATGAATACCAAATGCTGCATTTGTCATTGCTTTATCCTGACCAAACCAAGTGTTTTTTGATGCCCACGCTTTTGCTTTAGGACTAGCTTGTGGTTTTTCAATAGGTTGTTGTTCAGGTTGTTGAACTTTTTGCTCAACAGGTTGTTCTTTTTTTTGTTCTTCTTCTTGTTTTCTTTGTTCTTGAAGTATTCGTGCTTTTTCTTTTTCAACAGACAATTGAGTTAATTTATCATTTGCCTCCATGATTGCTTTAGAATCATTAGCCTCAATAGCAACTTGCAAATTGTGTTTTACTTGTTCTCTTTGAGCATCGATTCTAGCATCAAATTCTTTTGCGTAATTATCATCAATTACCGATGACCTTTTTTCGACATCAGAATATTTTTTTTGTAAACCTTTAGCATAATCTAAAGCAGCTTTCTCTCTTCTTTCAGCTTCTCTAAATTTACGAGTTAGTTGGTCAATTCTTTTTTGAACATTCTCAGTAACTTGGTTAAGGTTTTCTTGTTCAGGTTTTTCTTCTGTTTCGTTGTCTGTTTTTTCTTTGTCCTTATCAACCACTTTTGTTTTAGTGCTTGATTTTATCGGGTCATTATACCCTAAATCAACTTCACCTATTTCAGGTTTAGTATCTGTTTGTTCTTTTTCTTCAATAGCAATATCTGTTTCATTAACATCATCTGTGTCAAGTTCAACTTTATTGTTTTCAGCCATAAATTACTCCTAGAATAATGCGAGGATATCCTCGGGTTTATTAATAGTACCAATGATTTCATCATCGTTTAAAATACGATGTTCACCATATTTTGTTTTAAATCGAGCACCAGTATATCGTCCATAAACAACAAACTGTCCCTCTTTACACCAAGGTCCTGTAGGAAATTTATTTTTATCCTTATAACAAAGGTCACCCATCTTCACAACAAAGCCTACAACAGTAGTGAGTTGTTGAGTTTCAAGAGTTTTTTCTGTTAAATAAAGACCACCTTTAGTTTTTTCTTTTGGTTGATAAGGTCTAACTAAAATTCTGTAGCCTACTGGTTTGGGTAATACTTTAAGATATTGTTCCACTTCTTTTGCACCTTTTGGAACTAAAGGTTCATCCTCATCATTCGGGGGAACGACAAGTTTTTTGTCAGGTTTGATTAATGTCATCTACATCATCCTCTCTATTTTGCAGGTCTTTTAAATCCTGAAGCACAGCTTCTAAAGCTGCGAGCTTGCCCTTAGCATAATGTAGATTATCTAACTTGTCTATACCATAGCATATATGGTCTTTGGTTTTATCAATTTCTTTTCTGATGTAATGTCGGATTGTTTGTATTGTTTCTATATCAAGCATGTCTTAAATGTGACTTAGGTCCTAGTTTTTTTCTATGCGTTAATCCTTTTTTGTTATACCTTCTTTTTTTTCTTTTTACAAATACAACTTCTACTTTATGAAATTTTTTTACCATAATACAATACTGGATTTTTATATCCTAAATTTCTTCCTCTATTTTTTGGAAAGCGTTCACCACTACAATCTTTTAAAGTTAATATTTTAATCTGTTTCGCCAATCTCTTTTTTCTCCCCTTGGACTCGCTATTTGTTTTTCACATACATGGTCGCTGTGTGTAGTAATAACCATAATCTCTTTATCTGTGCATGTATAAAAACATTTTACGGAATCTTCACCAAAAAAAGGGTCGACTCTTTTTTCTTTTGTTAATCTACAAATTACATGATATTGATTTCTATCATCATACAATTGACCTTTACCTGACCATTTGTAATTTTTTGTAAAAGCAGAATTACAAAAAAATAATGGGAGCATAAGAGCTCCCATTAAATTATTTTTCAGCACAGGCATAACTGTTAATCTCTAGACCAACAGAAATTTCTGTAATTATTGGTTTTGACCACATAATTATCTCCTTTTGTTAGAAGTGCTGGTTGTCATCGTGACCGCAGTCCACTTAAAATATTCTAAATTATTTTCTAATCTTGGCAATACCTTTTAAACCAAAAGAGCCAGCTATCGAAGCCAACATGCCATAAGATATCCAATCAGGACAATCATTTTTTAAAAATAAAAACCCTTGTTGCATATAGGGTTGAAGAGCTGGAAAAAAAGAGGCAAAAAGTATAAAAATAAAAGTAAGCGTCCATGCTTCGTCTTTCCATGAATTGTCGGATGCTTTCATAGCTGACTCATCCCAATTACCATCTTTTTCAATTTTAGTTTTTGTCGCTTCTAATTTAGTTAGCTCAACTTGACTTTTAAGTTGTGCTTTTTTTTGTTTGCCCTCTATCCATGTTTTCGCCAAACTTGCAACAGGACCTAATATCGCTGTAAACATTATATCTCCTTTTGATAAATAATTTTATTTTCGCCTTTCTCAGCAACATTAAAATTATAAGTCTTTAGAAGCATGTCGACAATACCCATCTGTAGGTCTTGGTAATCATCCAAAATAAATAGAGCTTTTGAAGCTGCACGAGGTATAAAAAAATTTAATTCATCAATAACGTCTTTTGTTGTATGAGGACCATCAAAGTGAACCACCTTATACAAACCATACAACATTAAATTATTTTCCACATTAAATTGATGTCCCTCATGCATAGTTTTAAAATAATAATTATCTGTCATATGATAAAAATCAAACTCAGGATAATTTTTATACAGTTCAGAAACAGTTTGTTGTTTCATTTCTTCAGTATAGCCAGCTACGACAATAGCTTCGTTGTCATAATGTCGATAACTTAAATTATTATAAGGGTCGATAGCAACATGCTTATATATTTTTGGTTTGTGATTACGAACTGCGTCCATAATCACTTTAGACCCTAACCCTTCCCTTAACCCAATTTCGCAAGTCAGTATGACTTCTCCAATGTTTAAACTGTCTATGTGTTTGGTTATCAGATTATATTCTGATGAATCACCTTTTATCACTTAATTCCTATAAATTTTTTGCCTTTAACTTGAATATCAGATATTCCTTTTATATCACTTTTTATACCATTTTCTCTATGAGGGCAACCTGTTCCGCCTTTTTTTAAACCCATGGTTTCTTTAGTCGAAATACCTGTCTCTTCTTTTTTAGGATTGTAAGCAACAAAATTCATTTTATAAGGTGTAATTCCTTCTTGTTGGTAAAAATCACTTTGAGCTTGATTCATTAAATTTTCAAAACGCTGTTGAAAATCTTTTTTAAATAAACCCGTCATGGCTTCTTTAATAACTTTATCTTTATTCTGATTAAACTGTTGACCAAAAAATTTTACAAATTTTTCACCCTGACTCTGACCACCTTCTTGCATCCCTTGTGGCTGAGGTCCTTTTTTTGGAGGAGGTCCGAAGCGTTTACCTTTCATCTTTTGACTCTCTCTCTAATTCTTTAAGAACCTTGGCTCGTGCAACGTCAAGCTTCTCATCAGCAACACGAATTCTTTGTTGTGAAGATTCTTCAGCGTCTTCTCTTTTCATTTTCTCTAAATCTATTTTTTGTTCAAACTCATTTGATTTTCTATCAGACTCACTAATAAACTCACCGATTTTTCGTTGCATATCCATAGCTTTTAAATCAATCTCTTGTTGTTTTAATTGAATTAATGGGTCTTGTTTGTCAGCGTTGTGTATTCTTTCAAGCTCTTGAAGCTCAGCAGTCAATGCAGCTACTCTTTCAGCAACCATAGATTCTGTATAAGTTTGATACGCCTCCATATTTACTTTTGCTAACTCTTGAAACTCAGGCATTTTCTCCATAATCTGTAATACCTGACCACGAGCCTTGAACGATAAGTGTTCAGAAATATGAGCCTGCAATAAAGCATAAACCATAGGGTTAATTTGTACCATGCGTGTGCGAATAAACGCAGTATGAGACATGATGTGAGCGTCATGGTTCTGTAAAGGAAACGCTTTTGGTACTTTCATCTGTAAAGCTCTTGCATTTTCAATCGCTGGGTCTAAAGGTTGAGGTATTTCATCAGGTTTTAACAACGCATCAATCTGTTTTGTACCTAACGCCTCATAAACTCGTCTGTACGCCTCTCGAACATTGTGAATTTGAGGATTTGACTGTGCAATCTGTAATTGTGTCTGTGCAAGCGTGACTTTTTGTGCCATAGAAAAAACATTTGGGTCAGCAACAGGTATAACATCAACTTCATCACCAAAATCAGCAACTTTTACGAAACGATTTCCACCATAAACTGCATAAGGATACAAAGGCGGTAAATATGTTGAGAAAACTTTGGCTAATAACCTAAATTCTTGTCGCATAGCGTAATAACAACGCTTATGAATGGCACTCATGACCCTTGAGCCACGTTCCAAGAGTGCAATTGTAGTGCCCACGGCTCTGTTTTGTGTATCATTGCCTATTGCCATGTCAGCAATTGATGCAAAACGCTGTCCTGCGGCTACGCAATACTGTAATAAACTAAATAATGTGGCATCAGGACCTTTAAATGGTAAAATTTGGAACTGATCTTTGATATTTCCACCAGGTGCATCAACATCTCTGAACTCACCAGGTTGAAATGGCTGGTCTTCATCCCTAATTCTGATACCTCGAGACTTAAATCCAGCAGGTAAATTGCTTAAAGTTCCTGCATCAAGCAATTGTCTTAACGCTGCTGTGGCAGTTTTGCTTAAACCACCTATCATGTGAATTAAACCAAAGCCATAAAACCCTAAACCTGGTAAAAATTTGAAATGTACAAAATATTCTTTGCGTTTATAGGTTTCATCAAAAGGTTGATAGTTTCTATATATACTTAAAATCTGTGAAGAGCCTTCATCAATCGTAACAATGTAAGGAACTTTAACATTTTTTGGTGCATCTTCGATTTCATACTCTTCTAAATCTAAATCAACATGCATTTCTAAAATATTAAATTGATAATCTTTGTCTGCTGAGGGACTTACACCTTCTATTTCTTGATATTTAGATTCAATCTGGTCATCATCCATTTGTGACGGAGCGATTTCTACATCTCTATAAAAACCACTGCGTTGTTTTTTTAACAAATCATTCTCACTCATTTTAATAACATGAGTAATTCGTTCACAATCTTTTAAATCGGTAGCGTAGTAAGGAACAACTAAATCCTCGGCATGTACAAATTTACTTACAGGTCTTTGCATGATGTCATCAAAGTAAACTTTTTTGAAAGCCGAACCTGTTAAAGGTAAATAGAATAATAATTGGTCAAAGTCTGGTGTGTATTCTTCCATCTGGTCCATGAGCATATAATTCATAAACTCTTTAACTCTTTGTGCTTGTTCTTCTCTTTGAAAATTAATTTCACCAACAACTTGCGTTCTTACAGGACCATCACTAGGCAGTAATTCTTTATAAGCTTGTGCTTGAAATTGTGTTACGGCTTCTGATAATAACGGATGTGTCACACCACTTGCACCTTTAAAAGGTTGTCCTTCATCATTGTATTTAAATCCTAATAAATCTAATCCTGAAGTATAGCCTTTTTCCCAGTCTCCTCTAGATTCTTTATCTTTTTTATAATCAGTTACGAGTTCGTTTGCGATACGAGACAAAACTTGCTCATCAAGGTCAGTGGCAACATTTTTATAAAATGCTTCTAATAATTGTTGTTGAGCGTCAACGACTTCTTCAGGACTCATCTCTTCGTCAGTATCAACAACTTCAACTTCAAGCTCTTGTTTTTTTTCCTCGTTAGCCTCTTCCTGATTTTCTTCAGGTTGCGTGTTTTTTTCTACAGCCATTAATAAATCCTTGTTTTTTTATTTTTCCCTAGTTTACATTTAGCCTTTACAAACTTTCCTTGTTTAGCTCCAATTTTTTCATAATACATAGGAAACATTTTTTGTGCAGCACCACTTCTTCTAAGTGATTCATTTTTTTCTTTAATCTCACCAAGTAAATCACGACTTTGAAAAACAGGAGCTGGCGGTGCTTTGAAAAAAGCAAAAGGGTCACCACCCATGGTCTCATAGATTTTTAATAATTTGTCACCTTTACTTAAACCTTGTTCCGTGGTCGTTGAAGGACTAGCCGAGGAATCAGCAACACGCCTATCTTCCTCATCTCTTTTTTGTCTTTGTGTTTTATATTTAAGAACTCCTCTTTTTAATCTTTCTTTTTCTATTTCATTTCTAGAATTAGATTTATTATTTTCTCTTTCTTTTCTTTCTTTTTCTATCTCACTGAGAGGATTAGAGAAAGTTCTAATTGATTTCATCATTAATAATACCTGTATTCCTTCTGTGGTAAATCTTCGAGTTCTTTGTAATCTGAGTATAACTCAATAAAATTACCTTGCCTATACCTTAACACAGCTTGGGTAGTTGAATCAACATAATCATCATTTGCTCCATTAGGAAAAGCAGCACACTCATCCATAACTTCATCAGCAAACATCTCACCATAAGGAAACCAAACTTGACCACTTTCAAATATAGGAGCAACTGAATTGACTCTGGTATGTTTGTCATTACCTTTACTTGGAACAAAAGGTACAACAGGAATACCCATCCGTCTAAATTCTTGAGTCAAGGGTTCACCACTTGCTTTTTGTTCTATGATAACAGTTTCTGGTTCCCAATACTTATACGCATCCATCGCCACTGCTTTTAATTCAGGAAAGTCATACTTGCCTCGAATGGCATCTAATAAAATTAAAGCTGGCGTAGCTTCATCAGGATGAAATATTCCCCACGTTGTAATAGCCGAATAATCGGCTGTTTCTTTTTTACTAAACGCTGTATCATAACTTTGTATAACATGAATTAAATTTGGTACAGTCGGACCTTTCCATGCTTGCCACCACTCTCGTTTTAAAATAGCACCTTCTTCAGATGTGGGGTTTTGCATATACTGAGCTGACCAATTACGAATAGGTAATGATGCTTTTATTTTTTCTAGCTCTTCTAAAGACCAATATTCATTCCAAACAGGATTGCCACTTGGTAAAATTGCAGGAAAAGATATTTGCCTCCATTGGTCAGCTTTTACCTCAGACTGATTTTTAATGAGCCTTCCTGTTAAATCATCTTCCGCCCATCTTGTCATAACAAGTAAAATTGAACCACCAGGTTGTAATCTTTGTCGAGGTCCTGAAGTGTACCAATCAAAAGCTCTCTCCATCGCCATGTCTGACATTGAGTCTTGTTCCGTGTGTGGGTCATCAATAATCAATAAGTCGGCACCACGACCCGTGATGGACGCACCGACACCTGCTGCGTAATACTCTCCACCATGATTTGTTTCCCATCTACCTTTTGCTTTGGAGTCCTCACGAAGTTTAACATCACCAAAAATTTGTTTGTATTGTGGTGAATCAATAATGTTTCGAACCTTAGAACCAAACCTTACTGCAAGTTCTGTATTATGTGATACTTGCATAATTTTTAATTTAGGATTCTTGCCTATCATCCATGCAGGAAAATATATTGATGCAAATTCAGATTTAGTATGTCTTGGAGGCATGTTTATTATGAGCCTTCCTTTTTTTTCATGGGCAATGTTTGTAAACTCTTTTGCTATTATTTGATGGTGTCCCCACCGACTCGGGTCTTTTTCTTTACGACATATAAAATCTTGCCACATCTCTTGAACAAAATATAAAAAATTATCCTGACAAAGCTTTATGTGTTGTATCCATAACCTCTCTACTTCGAGCCTTAATTTATCTGTTGTTAAAAAATCTTTTTTCATGCTAGACTTTTATTTCCTATATGTTAGTATTCAACTCAACCTATACTGTCAACCGACAGTAACATATTTTTTCTGACCTGAGAAAAAATTTAAAAAAAAATTACCAAAAACCAAAAAATATATGAGCCTTCTAAACCGAGGAGCATGTACCAATTGTCGTATAATATACATTATGTTAAATTTTGCCATATTATCACATCTGTTAGCAATCGCTCTAAGTTTTTTTCGCTAAATTTACAGGAACCAAGCAGCTCGAACTTTATTTCTTGACGCAAGATGAACGCCTGATGAACAAGTCTGAGAATTTTCAGGCTTTTCAGCTTCGGGGTGAAAAGCAAGATAAAAACATTACCACCACAGGATAGTCTTTCAATGTGCCAATTAATCTGATATTTTGACAGACCATAATTCTTGCTCTCTCCTGATTTTAACTCAAGCCAAATTTCAACGCCATTCATGCATCCATTAACGTCAGGTATTCCGTTGATTGTACTAGATTCTATTCTGAAAAAATGCCAACCTCTTTTGGTCTTTTGAATCGAGGCAAGATGCCTCCACAATTGTGATTCTCTCATGCCTAATCTTTTTACATTAGATTAGGCAAGAAAGCAAGATTGACCTATGGTTTATTTTCTTGAAAATAATCGAAAATTATATCTTCAATTTGGTCTTGCGAGTGAAATTGAATGTTTCTTTTGTAAACGTTATTCAAAATTTCTTGTTGAGAATCTCCACCCTCTTCAATTGTTTTTTGAATATATTTTTCCTCTTGGTCAAATGCCATTTGTTTTACTTTACCCATTATATTTCCTTTCTTCACATTTATCCCATATTTTACCAAATCTTTTTAACCACTCAGATTGATAATCATTTATTGTTTCATCTGACCAAAGCATATCATCGGCACTTAGATGTTCTTTAAAATTTTGTTTCTCACACCAAGCAATGTATATTTTATTTAATAAATCTATTGTCATTTATAGATACTCCCCATAATATAAATTAAACTTTGGTAATGTTCTTTTCAAAAAATGTAATTCAAATTCAGAAAAATCTTCAAAGTAAGTCACCATTTCATATTTGTTATTAATAGTGTCGAGATAATATAAATCACCATCTTCAACTTTGTAAGCAATGCCATTTACCACTGCTTTTGTTATTTTATTTTTTTTCATTTTTGTCTCCATAAATTGGAGGAGATTTTTGGTACTCCTCCTTGACCATTTATTTGTCTGCTTTCCAAATGTTAATATAATTTTTCCATTCAGAGCCAAGTGCTTTTTTTAATTTGTTTTTACAACAAGTCCCTAAAAAATGACACCCAGTCAGTTCGACTTTTTTTTCATTTTCTTCAGTGCAATCATCTAAATGAGCAGCAATATCGGAACAACCCTGAACAGTTACTATTGCCCATCTATCTCGACTAGACTCAAGACTAATATCAACTGGTCTACCACAAATTTGACAAGGTTCAGTATCTTTACCATCAAATCTAGAATGACCTGCATACAAATCATAAATGTCATGAGGTCCTCTATAACCTTTCCAATCAACATCTGAATTTATATTAGCTACTCTAACACAGTCAATCTTGTCAAAAGTAACCTCTACTTTATTTACTTTACTTACCATTTTTTTCTCCGTATAAAATTAATATTAATTGCTATTGACTATTTCCATAACACGTTGAAGTGTACTTCCTGCAAATCGCTCATCAAAAAGCATTTCGGTTGTAACACCACGATTTATGGTATTGCGAAGTACAGTAAGTTCTTCTTCGGTAAAAGTAAGGGTAGTTGTTGGTGTTGTCATTTTTTTCTCCGTTGTAAATGTGAAACTTTATTGTCCCACACTTATACAATATCACATCTAATATGTGATGCAAGTCTTTTTTTATTTTTTTTTTATTTTTTTTCAGGAGTTACATCAATAATATTTGATGCGTCTTTTATTTTTCCCTCGAGCTCTTCTAGTCTTTTTTCTAACTGCTCTCGATTCATTCCCTCTAAGGTATTATGAGTAATTTCTTTTTTATCGACAAACATACCTGCCATTTGACCAGCTCTATACTCTGCATTAATAGCTCCTGTGTATTGACCTTTTATCTCTGCTCCATTTCTCAGTCTCTCAAAGATTTTAAAACGCCTCAATTTATCTTTGTCATATTTTTCCTGTTCTTTTGACATTCTTTTTTCAAAGTATCTACACACATGAGGATTTAAGTCAGGATTCAATAATCTACTAGCCTGTTCATATGGTTTACCTCTTTCTGATGTATAACCAGCTTTTGAAGCTGCATCAACTTTTGATATATTTCCCCAGTTTTCAACAAGAATATCAACAAATTGTCTTTGTTGCACTGTCAATTCGGTAGTAGATTTTAATTGATTTGATTTTCTAGGCATTAATTATCGTAATCCAAAAGTATCTCTTGATTTTTTTTTATATTTTTAATTGTTAATAAATTATAAATTATATAATCGTCCCAACTTTCTTTAACAAATAATTTGCAATTGTTTGACTTACTATGATTAACAAAACCTCCAAGAGGTGTTCTTACATAACCAAATATCATCGGAACTTTAATATGTGTTGAACCTAAATCAATACCCTTCTTTATATTTGTTCTTGCAAAAATGCCATGACCATCAATTTTACTTTTATCAATTTTTAAATTTTCAGGTAGGGGACTATAATAAAATCTATTCATTTTTAAATTAACCATATTGCAAATACAGTATCATTAGTTTTTCCAAAATTCTATAATATATTTACTTAGAAAAAAAAAAAATAAAAAAAAAATGCATATTTCACCTCAAAAATTTTAATTTTTCCTATTTTTTAGGAATTTTTCCTAAAACTTTCCTAAAACTTTTTGTATTTTTTCCTTGTTTTCTGCTATTTTTCCTAGTTTTCCCAAAATATAGTCCTATTTTACCTTTTTACTTTTTTATTTTTTTTTGTAAGGAAGTGTATTATAGAAAACTGTCAAAAATCATGTATGATTAATTTATGGATTTATACTGGCTCGAGTTCCTTGCAGCGTGTACCGCTATCATTAGCATCTATGTCTATGGTAATGGTTCCTATTATGCACCAATCGTGGGTTTTGGTTCTCAGATTATTTGGATATGGTGGTGTATCGAGATGGAATTGACTACAATGTTTTTACTTTGCCTGGCGATGGTAATCACACATATAAGAAATTTAAAGGTCATGGGAACAGCTACAAAGCTTCAAGAATTATGGAATCGGTATAAGAAGTAGATGTATTATGGATTTCTTTTCTAAGCTCATCTAATCGTCTTCTAATTAATTTTTTCTGGTCAACCTTTATATCACAAAACAAAGCCTTATAGATTCTATTATATTCTGCCCACCGCACTTGTTTTTTAGTAAAGGTAATAACTTTACGTTTTAGAGCACTAATATAATGTTCTTTCATTTCTTCAGGGTCTAGTAGTGCCCATTCACAAACTTCTCTATAGTCCCGTGATTCTTGGAGAATCCAATTATGAGCTTCAATCTTTTGCACTGATGATTTTCTATCGGACAGTGTTATCATTGTATCATCAAAAGCGTTTATAACGACAGCACGCCACAATTTATGTTCAGGATTCAGTTTCTTATCGACCACGGACCGAGTAAAACTCAGTCCCATTAATTTATACAGATAAGGAGATGAGCTCATTAGTGAGCAAAATTTTTTACTAACTCCCTCAAAATCTTTTTATAATTAGCTAGAATGCTTTTATCTGTTTTTTTTGTAGCTCGTAATTTTAGATAGTCGACATATAAACTTTCGATTAACTCATGCCTTTCGTCAGGTGACATACCATTCGGGTCAACCAGAAAGGCTACCTCCTCATGCTCAAGAAGATTCTCCCATTGAAATTTATTACTAGACATAACCATAGTATACCTCAGTCAAAAACTACTTACTATTCACACTCTTTACTTTTTTTTATAGATTGTGGGGTCGTAGCCGTTTAAATTATAGTTAAAATTATTATTGTCTCGTTGATATCTGATGTTCTTCGATTTGAATGTGGGCAGTTGACTATCGCAATTGGGACAAACAAATCGAAGATTTTCAAGCCTATTATCTTTTTTTACCCCATTTATGTGGTCAAGTACAAGCGATAAATTTTTTTTATTCCATTCACCTTTATTTCCACAGACCTGACATTCGTAAGGAATCAGCTTTTCCTGAATGATTCTATTCTTTAAATGCGTATAATTTTTATAGCTTGAGTTTTCGACAAACAGCTTTTCGTTAGGTATTCGTGTATATTTATTAGCCAAACGCTTTCTCCCATTTGTATAGGATAAAGGTTCGTGGTTCATGTGTCTAGGTCAGTGTCTTTTGATTTTTTTAAAAACAATACTGCAATAAGGACATCTAACCTCGTCAACTCCTTCAAGTGACAAGTAAATAAGAGGATGACCTCCTGAGTCTTCACCCCTGCAACATACTGTTTTTTCATTAAAGACTTGGATAGTTTTCACTGATGACTTTCTTCTACAATCACATTAGCAAAAAGAGAATTATCACCTATTAATCTTTTCTCAGCAATCTTAGCGTACTCTTTGTTTAATTCGATTATAATAGCATCTCTTCCCAATCTGTCAGCTACGAGAGCCGTGGTTCCTGAACCACCAAAAGGGTCAAGGACTGTTCCACCTTTGGGACAACCTGCCAAAATACAAGGTTCTATTAAATCAGGTGGATAGGTAGCAAAGTGAGCTTCTTTATATGGTTTAGTAGTGACAGTCCACACACTTCTTTTATTTTTACTTTCATTTGTAACAACTGTATCAAAATGTGTTTCTTCATAAGTTAAAGCATAATTAATAAAATTATATTCTTCAGACCAATCATTTACTAAATCATTAATTTTAAGCCAATCATCTTTTTTTGGAAATGAAAAACCATCATCATTTCTAAACCAATGTTCAATGGTAGTTTTTTTTAT